ATGAATGAAACGCTGGTCATGCTGGCGACGGAGCTGAAACACACAAACGAACATCTTGCAAGGCACGAACGGAAGATCGACGAAATGGAAGGCCAGCCCAAAGCGCGGCTGCAGCAAATTGTCACAGCGGTGATTGCGGCGCTGGCCGGGGGCCTGATCTCCGCGGGGATCGCTCAAATTCTTGCCTAGCGGAAAGACTAACTATTAAAAGTCAAGTCAAAAAAGAAGAAGTTACGAATGAATTGCGGAAACGCATATCAGAGATGGTTGTACCTTGAAAATCGCATGACAAACAGAGCATCGTATACGGGTGCTCAATGGGAGTAATATAGAACAGAAAAAGCTACGCCGTTTTTATGTAAGGCATGCCGGATTTTTCCATTGCATAGATCAACCGTACAAGTTTCTTTGCAGCGTGGGTGATGGCAACGTTGTAGTGCTTTCCTTCGGAAATCTTCTTCTGAAGATATGCACCGAATGTTTCATCCCAGTGGCAGACATACTTGGCAGCATTGATGAGAGCAAAACGCAGATAGCGGGAACCCCGCTTTTCCATATGGGAATAAGAGGATTTCAACTGCCCGGATTGATAGGTGGAGGGAGAGGCACCAGCGTATGCAAGGATCTTATCAGGCGAATCAAAGCGGGAGAAATCCCCGATCTCAGCGAGGATCATCGCGCCCATGCGGTAACTGATACCGGGGATCGTCAGAATGGGAGAAGAAATCTGATCCATGATCTGTTTGATCTCGGATTCGATTTCTGTGATCTCAGAATCCAGTTCTCCGATCAGGCGGAGTGTGTGTCTTAATTCCAGAGACTTGGCAGGCATGTTGGAGCCGATGGAGATTCTGGCAGCATCCCGTATTTCAATCGCTTTCTCCCGACGATAACGGCTTTTCGAGGCGTTTTCCAGCAGCTTCGTCAGGTGCGTCAGGTGGCAGGAGGCAATCTTTTCTGCAGAAGGAAGTTCAGAAAGTAAAGCATAAACGGAAGCCGAGTGAAGAGACGGAACAAGCTTTTCCAATTCGGGGAAGAGAATGGTAACAAGTCTGGAGACAGACTGTTTGAGCCGGGCACGTTCCTGAACCTTATCAAAACGGTAACGAGTGAGTGACTTTAACGCCTCATTGTGGTAAGATGTATCTGAGTAGGACTTCAAGTTCACGTCAGACATGAGCATCATAGCAATGGTTCGGGCATCAACCTTATCCGTTTTCGTCTTTCTAAGGCTGAGACTTTTTCTGTAAAGATTTGTGTGGAGCGGATTGATGACATAGGTGGGTAGGCCTTTGTCGATGAGATAGCCGAGCAGGTTGTAAGAGTAATGTCCGGTGGCTTCCAGTCCTACTTTTATATTGGACACCTCTGAAGAAACGGATTGGATTTTGGAAAAGAGATCATCAAATCCCTCTCGGTTATTCTGGATAGTAAAAACCGGAAAGAGGACTTTGCCATCAGAGCTTGTGACAAAGCAGTCATGCTTATCCTTAGCGACATCAATTCCAACGTAGATCATAAAAATACTCCTTCGTAATAGATTTAGATACTGTTTGAGACCACAGGGCTCTTTGCTTGTGTACCCTCGTTCTAAATCAACCGTCATGCGGTATCTAACTGATTAACAACTATACAAAGAGGCTGTGGTTGGAGCCTTTCCGTAACCATCGAGTGGTAGGAGAAAAATACCAATCCACAGTATCTCCTAACAGTATAGCATACAGACCTTGGAGAGGGTCTATAATCACTACTACTTTATAATACGAGGAGAAACCAATGAAAAGAGAATTTTTGGAAGGCTTAGGGCTGGAAAAGGATGCGATCGATAAGATCATGGCAGAGAACGGCAAGGACATCGAAGCCGGCAAGGCGAAGCTGGAGGAGGAGCAGCGGCTTCGTCAGGCGGCGGAGCAGGCTGTAAAAGACCGTGACAAGCAGATTGCAGATCTGTCCAAGGTAGACGCAGCAGGCCTGCAGGCGGAGGTTGAGCGGCTCAAAACCGAGAACGCCGCCGCAAAAGACGCCTACGAAAAGCAGATTGCAGCAATCAGGCTAGACACGGCCCTGGATGCGGCGATTCTGGCCGAAAAAGGCAAAAACACGACTGCGATAAAATCTCTGATCCCGAACCGCGATCAGCTGAAGCTGAAAGACGACGGCAGCATTGACGGTCTGAATCTGGGCGCGGTCAAAACATCTGCGCCGTATCTTTTCGATCAGATTGAGACCAGACCGGAGGGGGCGCCCCCGGCCGGAGCTTCGGGATCCGGAGGAAAAGCCCCAGAAGAAATGAGCTACGCCGAATACAAGGCGTGGCGGGAAAAAAACTAAAAAGAAAGGATGAACAAACTTATGGCAAACACATTTTTGACTCCTGATATCATCGCCAAGGAAGCGCTGATGGTACTGGAAAACAACCTGGTAATGGCGGGGCTGGTACATCGGGACTACTCTCCCGAATTTGCGAAGGTAGGCGACACCATTACAATCCGCAAGCCGGCAAAATTCATTGCAAAGAATTTCACCGGGCAGATCAGCCGCCAGGACGTAGAAGAGGGCAGCACGACCGTCAAGCTTGACCGGTGGCGCGATGTCTCTGTGGACGTTACGTCCAAGGAACTGACGCTCGATATCCGAGATTTCAGCGTGCAGGTGGTCACTCCGGCCATGCAGGCGATCGCGCAGGCAGTAGACAGCGACGTTCTGGCGCTGGGCGTGGAAAAAGCGGGGAAGACGGTTGCGAGCTCCGCATCCGATACGGATCTCAAGCCGCTCGGAAACATCGCCAAGATCTTAGATCTGAACGCTGTACCGGTGCAGAACAGACGTCTGGTACTCAACCCGACGCACAAATATCGCTATGTAACGCTTGACAACCTGTCCAAGGTGGCTTACAGCGGCGACGGTCAGGCGCTCCGCAATGCGGAAATCGGTCAGATCTATACGATGGACACTTACATGTCCCAGAACGCGCCGGACACGCTGGCTGAAACGGCCGGTACGGCTACGGCATACAAGATTACAGCGACGGCCGGTGCGACGACAGTTGCGCTTTCCGGCGTTACGGCGGCGACCGGAACGATCAAAAAGGGCGATGGATTCATTTTCGAGGGCTATCTGTATCGCTTCACGGCCGATGCGACTGCAGCTTCCGGAGCCGTGGAATCTGTTGCGATCGATCAGCCGATTCATAAGGCGGCCGATGCTGTTGACGTATACCCTGTTCGTACAACGCATTCTCTCGGCTTCCACAGAAACGGCATTGCGCTGGTAACCCGTCAGCTTGAGCTGCCGATGGGCGCGGCCAAAGCGTCTGTGGCGTCCGCAAACGGCCTGGCTGTCCGGGTGGTATTCGGCTACAACCAGGAAACGAAAACCGATACGGTATCGTTCGACGTACTGTACGGCATCAAGGAGCTTGACACTAATATGATTGTTAAGCTCGTCGGATAAGGAGGAAGTGTATGACGGTCTATGATATGGTTGTGAGCGATCTGGGCTTACCGGTTGTCAATCAATTTTCGGATCAGATTAATCGGATCATCAGCTCCACGCGGGCCGTCATGCTCCGATTTCTACGCCGCAGAGATTGGCCGGAAGAGCTCGACGAGATCCTGTGCAGCGCGTCTGTGTCGTATTTTGCACGGAAATATCCTGATTACGCATCCGGAGACACCACAGCGGCGGCAGAGACGCCGGAAATCGCCTCCATAAGCGACAACGGACAGACTGTGTCGTATCGCGCGGGCACGGAAAGCGTAAGCGAAGCGGCAAAAGCCGCCGGGCTGGATGACGTAATCGGGAGATACTATGGAACGCTGATCCTGTACAGGAGGGCGTGGCTATGAGGATCCCAAACAGTTTCAAACAAGCACAAAAACGCGTATTTCAGGATAAGAAGTTCTACCATATGCGCGCAAAAGACGTTGTTGGAAGCCTGGGATCCGTCGTGACAGAACCGGATCCTGCGACACGACGGGCATATACGGCGAACGTGCAGTATGTATCCGACAGGATGACCGCCGAAGAATACGGGCTGCGCATTGGAATCGATCTCCGCATCACCGCTTCGGCTCCGCTGTGCATCCAGAAGGGCGATTATGTAGAGTTCGGGCATAACCTGTACAGAGTCACGGAAACGCCGAAATATGACAGCTACTGTGCGTATTATGCGGTAAGGGAGTGAGGCCACATGAGCACAATCAAAAATCTGGATAGGCTGCTGGCCAAGCTGGACGCGGCAGGAACCCAGGCTGCTCCGATTATGGAAAAGGGCGTGAAGAAAGGCACGAAATTAATACAAGGCAGTGCCAAGGATCTATGCCCGGAGGATACCGGAGCTCTGCGAAACAGCATACGCACGCGTACGGAGATCAAAGAAAATATTGTTACGGGTGATGTCTACACGAATAAAGCCTATGCTGCATATGTAGAGTTCGGCACTGGCCAGAGAGGGGAGGCGGCACCAAAGGAGCTGCCCGACGGGCTGGAACTGCACTATAAGCAGGATTGGAAGGGCATGGCACCTCAGCCCTATCTCTATCCGGCGCTGGTAGCTAATAAGGACAAGGTAATGGACGTTATAAGTAGCACTGTGAAAAGAGAGATCATTAAGGCGGTGAAATAAGATGGTTAGCCTTTCTGAGCAAATCTATGGGATTTTAAAAACGGTATCTGACGCAAAGCAGGTATCGTTTTTCTATCCCCAGTCGTGGACGGAGCTGCCGGCAGTCACGTTCTATGAACAGCAGAACCAGGAGTATGCACGTGTGGACAACGGGCACGAGTATCTGACCGAGGTCGCCTACCAGGTAGACATCTGGGCGAAAACGTCAGAGGACTGTCTGAAAATCGCGGCTCAGGTGAATGACAGGCTACGCGAAATTGGCCTAAAGCGTGAATTTGCGGCGGATCTATATGACAACGGAATTCACCACAAAACAATGCGGTTCGGCGGCCTTGTGCAGCCGGACACGGAACGAATCTATCAATAAGAAAGGATGAAAATCAAAATGGCAGGACAGAGAGGATTAGGAACCACGTTCGAATTTGAAAAATCGGGCGCGGAAGAGACGAATCTGGTGATCGGCAATCTGACCAGCATCGGCGAAGTAGGAGCGGATGCGGATGAAATTGATGTGACGACGCTGGATAGCACCGGCGGATATCGCGAATATATCCCCGGCTTCAAGGATGCAGGAGAAATCGCACTTTCGGGATATTTTGTCGCCGGGAAAAATCACGATAAAATTATCGAGCTGTTTGATTCCGGCGAAAACCGCACAGGAATTATTACATTCCCGACCGGCGCGACGATGACTGTGCCGTGCTTTGTGAAATCTTACAAAATTGGACCGGAAGAGGTTGACGGCGCAATCGGATTCAGCGCATCGATCCGTGTAACCGGACAGCCGGTATATGACGAGGACGGTGCAGGTGCGTAATGGTTACGACGTTTGAAGCCGGAGGGAAACTGTACGAGCTGCGATATTCGTTCAATGCTCTGTGCGAATTTGAGGGAAAATATGACATTGGCGTCTCGGAAGCTCTCGCAAACCGCAAGAGCTTCTACTATTTGAGGGGCCTCTTGTGGTCGGGGATGCTCTCAAAGCAAAAATTGACCGTCGAACAGGTCGGCGACATCATGGACGCATATCTCCAAGATGGGCATGAACTCGGCGATCTGCTTAAGCTGCTTACGGAGGCATTGCAGGCGGCCGGTTTTTTTCGTACGTCTGGGAGCAAGAGCGGAAAGAAGGCAGCGGCACCGGAAAAGAGCGAAGAGCCAAGTCCTTGAGGCAAAGCTACACTGAATTGCACGCTGTCGCGGTCGAATGCGGCGTTGACAGCTCTCGGTATTGGGATATGACGCCCAGAGAGGTCAGCGCCGCCATAACCGCATACAACAAAAGGGAGGAAAAACAGTATAAGCTGCATACCGAAACGCTTGATACGCTGCTGTGGATTGCCGGAAAATACAACTCGTTCGCCGTGAATGCACCGAAAAAATATCCGTCAAAGCCTTACCTGTCTAATACGACACCGAAACGGATGGCGGATCATGATATGGAAGCATGGGCGCGTAACTATTGTAAAAATTATGTAGATAAATATTAACACATATTGTATATTATGTTATAATCCCAAAAGACAGGCGGCAGGTTGTTCCTCCGAGAGGAGGTGATACCATGGTTACATACACAGAATTATTCCAGTTTTGTGCATTGGTCGTTGGTATCATCGGATTGTGTTTGATGCACAAAAAGAAATAACCGCTCCTTAAGCGAAGCGGCTTCTTCCTGACTCAAAATCAGATATGAGGACGACCGCTCGCACCACCGAGCAAGCCGCCTGTTGCCAGTATGTTACCACAGCTGGCGTAAAAAATCAAGCGGAGGGATCTACATGGGCGAAAGTGATGTGCTATGGGTTATGCTAATAGTGTCTTTGGTTGTTATATTGGTGAGCGTACCTACCCTTATAATTTTAAGGCGGGGAGAAAAACACAAAAATCAAGAAGGAAAAAGTGATGACGAATCATCTCGTGAAAACATAATCATTCACAAGGAGGGAGAGCCTATACCCCAATATGAAGTTAAGACCAATAAAAGTGATGACGATGATAGCAAAGAATATGGACACGCCATATTAACATTTGTTGATATTTGGAGGATTTTATGGATAATACTGGCAATTCTCGGGTTGCTCCTTTTTATTAATGATGCAATCACTGGAACTATCTATCTTACGATGCTTATAGGACAGCCGCTCAGCATGATACTTTTTTACGGGATTGGTCGCGGGCTTGTGCTGCTATCGCAAATCCGAAACGAATTGCGGAAAATGAATAAGAAATAGCTTGTTTTGGGAGAATGTAAGCTGAAAAAATAAATGGAGGGATGTACATGGACAATAGAGATAACGGGGGCGGTACAGAACCGAAGAAAAAGAATGGGATCCCGTCAATCGTAAAAGTATTGTGTGGTTTTATTGAATAAGAAATAATTTTTAAATGCCTATTGACATTTGTCATGGCATAAAGCCGTTCCCCGTAAGGGGGCGTGAGTTGAAGTGCAACATCGGTATTGTGATGATCCTGTGCAGCGTCCTGTCTCTGGCTCGGGCTTTTTTTCTTGGATTTTTAGACGTTGATACCTCTGTAGTTGTACATATTGCATAATATATTGTTTTTATTTTTGTGCATTTTTCCGGTGTTGACGCTATACATCTGCAGTGGTATAATTATGCCAGACAGAGGGAAATAGCCTTTGTAGATTTAAAAGGTAGGAGGATTAAACAAATGAAAGGTATTAGTGCAATTGATTTAAACAACGGTGATATGATTATCAAGTATGGTGATGACTATGTACATTGTTATAATGGATGGCAGCTCTGCATTAATCAGATTTTGCTTGATATTAAAACGTATCGACAAGAGGGAGATACATCGTATTGGGACGGCAATGATCCGGAGCTAATTGATATTTTTGAGAGCTGGAATCCAAGGCAAATACTTGTTGAGGATGAAGTAGATGATCATATAGCAGAGTATCTGCAATGGCATATGGATTGGAGTGAGTAAGTATTATGTACCTTGCTACGAGGGATGGCAGCTCTCTTAAGTATTATCGTTTGCGAAAGGGTATTAGTCAGCGTAAGCTTTCTGAAATTTCTGGCGTTGGTTTGAGACTGATCCAGCATTATGAACAGGGTTTTCGTGATATTTCTAGGGCTCAAGCTATGACTGTGTGTAAGCTTGCTTCTGCTCTTGATTGCACTGTCGAAGACCTTTTGGGATAGCGGCCGAACAAAACGGAGTATTTCGCGGCAGGCAGAAAGACTATTACTGCCCAAGTATGATTTTTCAGGGATGAAAAGATTACTGGAAATCAAGCCGATTAAATAACAAAAAGATATTATAACAACACAGCATCCTTCGGGGTGCTTTTTTTGTGCCCAAAAGGAGTGGTGAAAATGGGAACCACAACAATAGAAACCTTACAAGTGCAGCTCAAGGCTGACGTCGACGATCTAAGGAAGCAGATGGACGCCGCCCGGAAGTCGTTGGGAAAACTGGAGCTCGGCTCGAAAGAGACTCGGGAGGAACTTGAGAAATTGAGCAAGGCCGGAACGAGCCTCCAGAGCTCTTTCGGGGGATTGAAATCTCTCTTCGCAGGACTTGGGACCGCATACATCGGCAAGAAGCTGATCGACATCGGAAAGTCCTCTGTGCAGATGGCAATGGATGTCGTGGAGTCAGAATCGCTGTTCGAAACGTCCATGGGAAGCATGGCAGGTGCAGCCAGGGAATGGTCGGAGCAGCTCTCCGAGTCGCTGGGGCTGAACGCCTACGAGCTGCGGCAGAATGTCGGAATCATGTACAACATGACGAAATCCATGGGTATTGCTGGGGATACGGCGTACGATCTGTCTACCAGTCTTGTGCTGCTTGCGCAGGACATGGCGTCATTCTACAACATGGATACGGAAGAGGCGTTCGTGAAGCTTCGTGCCGGTATTACCGGCGAAACAGAACCACTTAAGGCGCTGGGAATCCTGGTGGATGAGAACACTGTCAGCCAGTACGCATATCAGAACAGTCTTGCAGAGACAGGAGAAGAACTTACGCAACAGCAGAAGGTTCTTGCGAGGTATTATGCAATTCTCGACCAGACCAGCACCGCGCAGGGCGACCTTGCGAGGACGATCGAAAGCCCCGCGAACCAGTTAAGAATCTTTCAGGCGCAGCTTGAACAGACCAGAATCGAGCTCGGCATGGGGCTTCTGCCGGTACTGCAAGAGGTTATGCCGTACATGATTGCGCTTGCGCAGAAGCTGACCGAGATCATAGGCGCGTTGTTCGGCGTCGAAAAGGCGGCCAATGCGGTGTCGAGCAGCCTTGGCGGAGCGGATTACTCCTCCATATCACAGGCAACCGAAAGTGAAAATGAGCTGGGCGATGCAATTGAGGAAACCGATAAAAAACTGAAAAAATCCCTGACAGGCTTCGACGAGATTAACAAGTTAAGCGCCGGATCCGAATCTCTTGCAGATCAGATGGGACTAACAGGGGAGGATCTGAGCTTTGACATCCCAACGCTGGGGGGTGATTTGGGGTTAAAAAGTCTATGGGATGACGAAAAAATGCAAAAAGCCAAGGAAGACATCGACGGAATCTTTGAGGTTATAGGGAACCTACGAGGTGTGCTGATTGGGCTGGTAGGATACAAGGTTATTAAAGGGCTTGGAAGCTTAAAAAGCGGTATAAGCGGATTGTCTGGCACCACAGGTAAATTGGCCAAGGGCACGATTGGTGCCGGAGGACTGATTGTGGCCTTTGATTCTACCCGCACGGCCGGAAAAAAATTAGCGAAGATGTTGGATGGCGGAGACGGCAGCATGACAACCGCAATTGCATCCCTTGTTACTGGCGGCGCGGGTGCAATAGTTGGAGGGGCAATGATTGGGGGACCAATTGGCGCTTTGGCCGGTGGGCTTGTAGCTGTAGGCGGGGCAATAACAGGCATTGCGGAAAACTATTGGGATGCCGGTATTGCATCAATCTACGATGATATAGGTATCACTGCAGAGCAGTTTGCGGTACTTGCGGAAGGCGTAGGCGAAACAATTCGAGAACAGGCAACACCGTTAGAAGAGTATAAAAACAGCGCAAAATCATTGCAAGAGCAATATCAAAAATTGTCTGAAACATTTCGCGTGGAATCACAGTCGATTAATATGAACGCCGATAGCACGAATGAGGACATAGAAAGCGTCATATCGTCGTTGTCGGAAATGGTAGGTATTGCGGATGAAAAATTACGGTTAACAACAGATACAGCCATATCCGAATATCGCAAACTATTCCTGGAAAATGATGGGATAATTAGCGAAGAGGAAAAAAAGGTTCTAGCCAAGATGGAGGAAAATTATAGCACACAGAAAACCAGACTGGGAGAAATTCAGAGTGAGATAACGCATATATTTGAAACCGCGATGCAAACCCGGGGATATCTGTTGGATGATGAAATCAAGCAAATACAAGGGCTTATGGATCAGATAGCGGATCTATCAGATTTCGAAACAAATGTTGGAATAATAGAGCAGGAAGCGGTAATTGAAGACTTACGATCCGGGAAAATAAAATTAAGTCAAGACCAATTCGAGGCCTTTATTGCGGAGCAAGCTGAAAATATAAACGAGCTAATTGAACAGGCGAGAAGCAATTATGCGACACAGCTTGCTTTGGCCAAAACAACAACAGGAGGAACCGGCGCTGAGTATGAAACAGCGGCTAAAGTTGCGCGTGAAAACTATGAGAAACAAGTCGCAGACTTATCGAGCCAATTGGATCACATCATTGACGCAATAGGATCACAATTCCAAGATGTTGCAAGCACGTACGATAAATATCATCATGACAGTGGAGTTATCGATGCGCTTGACACGGCAGGAGCTGCATTAGGTGGTTTACTCGGGTGGGCTGGTTTGGAGGATGAATATGGAGATACTGGATGGGAGCATTTGGAGAATAAAGCTGCTGCAGAAGCAGCAAAAGAGGCCCTTGACCAACTTGAATCCCTACGCCAGCAGTATAAACTATATGAAGACGTTCACACAGGAATCGGTGGAAAGTTCGCCACCGGCGGATTTCCCGAAGACGGCCTGTTCTATGCCAATTCGCAGGAGCTCGTCGGGCGTTTCAGCAACGGCCGCACAGCTGTAGCCAATAACCTGCAGATCCTCGAAGGGATCAAGCAGGCCGTCCTTGAAGCGCTGCAAACGGCTGGAGGCATGGACGGCGGCAACTGGACAATTCAGGTCGTCGATACAGACGGAAATATTAAGGCGGAGCAGATCATATCGGCAGCAGAACGGCGGAACCGCCGGGACGGCAGAACGATCCTGCCTCTGGGGGATTGAGGTGAGAATATGGCAAATGAATATAACCCGATCCGCAGCGTAGACGGTGCTGCGGTCAAATGCCCGTCGCTCTTCAAGTGGGCGCTGGAGGACGTATCTGCCTCCGACGCCGGACGGACAGAAGACACGGTCATGGACAAGATGCGGCTCGGACAGGTCGTGAAATTGGATCTTGCGTGGAACGGCCTCACATCAGCTGAGGCCGCTGCTGTTTTACGAGCCTTCAATCCGGAGTACATAGAGGTGTGCTATCTGGACGCCATGCAGGGGGGCTATGTTACGTCGGAATTCTACGTAGGCAACAGATCCGCGCCGCTGTATAACGCGCGGGACGGACGCTGGCAGAACGTATCATTCAATATCATCGAAAGGTCGGGTGTGTGATGTACCCTATAAGCGATTACGTATATAATCTATACATGCAGCAGCCCCGCCAGATCGTTGATATTACCATGCAGACTGGGAACGAAACGCTGCATCTGACAGAGCATGATGTCTTCCAGAACAGCCTTACGATCGATCGGTACTGCATGTCCGGGAAGACCATCGAGCTGGGTTCTGCGGTTGCAGCTGAGCTGAGGCTCAAGCTGGACAACCGCGACGGGAAATTCGACAACGTGACCTTCGAGGGGGCGGAGCTGTTCGTCCGCGTCGGGGTTGAATACACGGCTCCCGCATCGTGGGATTGGATATCTCAATTCCAATGGGCCACGCTGGAAAATTTCACGTGGAATCAGCTCAAGAGCGGAGAGCTGCGTCTTGGGGACAGCCATTGGGTGAACACCAGACGGGAATACGTGCCCTGCGGGTATTTCACCGTTGACGAGCCGCCGCGAAAATTGAATACCATATCTCTGTCAGCGCTGGACCGGATGGTCAGCTTCGACAAGGCGTTCGATCCGGCCTCGATTTCGTTTCCGCTTACGGTAGGAGCACTGCTGGAAGACTGCTGCGAGATCTGCAATGTCCCTCTGTATACACAGGTCAATACGCTGCTGAATTATGATTATGTCATTAACAGCGCGCCGGACGAAGAGGATCTGACATACCGCAGGATCATCCAATGGATCGGCGAAATTACCGGCACATGCGCATACATCGACTGGGACGGAAAACTGCGGATGGAATGGTATCATGCCACGCCCACCAAAATTAGCTCGGCCGTCCGTTATACGTCGGACCTGTATGAAAACGATATTGAAATCACCGGCGTGCAGATTACGGACGCCGATAAAAATGAATATCTGTCCGGTACAGACGCGTATGCACTGAATATCACGGGGAATCAGCTCATCCAGCACGATTTTCAGACTCTTGCGGCCTCGCTGTACAACAGCATCGGCGGGCTTACCTATCGCACATACAGCTGCACGACCAGAAGCATGCCGCACCTGTATCCGCTCGACAAGATCGCCTATGTTGATAAGGACAGCGTGTCACATGATACAATTATCACGCATTACACGTTCAAGCTTAATGGCCGCACCTCCGTTGCAGCCAAAGGCCAGACGAACACGAATGCGGGCTATGCATCGGCCAACCCGCTCACCAAGCGGGAACAAGTCATTCTGGAGACGATGAAGCAGGAGACCAACAAGCAATTGGAATCCCGACAGCAGGCCGTCCTGGAAATGAACGAGGTAATCAGTAATTCGCTTGGCTTGTACCGTACTGGCGTCGAACAGGCGGACGGATCCACGATCTATTACTACCACAACGGCAGCACATTGGATAACAGCAACATTATCTATACGTATCGCGCCGGAGGCTTTGCATGGACGGATGCATGGGACGGCGAAGACACGGTATGGCAGTACGGAATCACCAAGGACGGCAATGCCGTGCTGAACATGCTGTCGGCGTATAAGATCAGCACAGATATGCTGTCCGCCGGCTGCGTCACAACCGAAAAGCTTGAAACAAGCTTCATAGAATCCATTGACGACCGGTTTGAGCTGGTCGTAAAAACATCGTCCAGCGGATCTTACTCGGTGAATTCTGCCGGAATTGTAGCGGCGATCAATGCATCCGGAAGTACAGTACAGATCCACGCGGATAAGATCTATCTCAACGGTCAGACAATTGCAGATGCCATTACAGCCGGAAGCATCGTCACCGGCGCGATTGATGTCACCAATGCGCTTGGATATTCGCTGCTCTACGCAAGCACATACGACCATAGCATGCAGATAGGCGGGTTCACGGTATCTCGAGGGGCAGCCAAAGGATATATTGCGCTCGGAAAATCTGCGTACAACGACAGCAATTCCGGCGTATACCTGGGAACCGACGGAATCGGACTGGGGAGCCAGACGTTCTATGTAACATCCGCCGGGTATCTACACGCCCAGAACGCCAATATTACAGGCAGCACATTCACTGGTACGTTGAAATCGGGAACAGTGCTGGTCAGTGGGATTACATTAGGAGCGTTCGTCAATCCAGGATTTGAGGGATATGGACTGTTACAGACGACGAACGACGCGTCTGGCGCATACCACAACATCGTCGTAATGAATGCCAGTCAGATGCTGGTAGGCCGCGAAATGCCAGGAGACCGAATCAATGGAATGTCGGTGACTGCTGGAGGGACCTACCTATACGGCTATGCAGGCGAAACATCTGATCTTCGAGCAAAAAAAGATATTTCGGAAGTTGATGATCGGTACAGCGTATTTTTCGATTCGCTGAAACCCAGACTCTTCAAGTACATCGACGGGGATTCCGGCCGAACCTGGACCGGATTCATTGCGCAAGAAATCAAAGCTGCCCTAGAGACAGCTGGATTAACTACGCAAGAATTTGCGGGAATCGTCATCCCTCCGGAGGATCAATATAATCAGAATTGGTCACTTAGATATGATCTATTCATCGCCCTGTGCGTGAATGAGATACAGAAGTTGAAAAAAATCATCAAAGAAAGGATCGCGTGAACGATGAAACTGGGAGAATTAATGAAAATCAGGGCCGTGCTGATTAAGCACAAAGACGTCGCGGACGGGGTATCAATACAAACCAAATACAAGATCACGAAATTTTTGGTTGATACAGATGCAGAGGCGTCCTTCTGCGGGAAAGCGCTGCATGAATTGGAAGCGCAGTATTGGGCAGACGGCAAGCTTCGGGAAGGAACCGAGGATGAATACGCCTCAAAAGTCAACGAGCTAATCGATATGGAGGTTGATAAGAGTGTGCAATTTTCGATGGAAGAATTGGAGCATTTTTCATTATCCGTAGAGGATATGCTGTGTCTGTACGGCTGCATCGCGGAGGAATCACAATGACACAGGAAGAAATCATTATCAAAATCACAGAGTACCACAAAGAGATTGGCAGTCTGAAGCACCGCATGGATGACTGCGAGCGGTCACAGGAAGGGCTTGCCGCACTGGTTCGGTCTGTGGACCGGCTGGCGATCAACATGGAGAGCATGCTCCGAGAGCAGCAGCATCAGGGAGAGCGTCTGGAACGCCTGGAGCAGTCGCCAGGGGAGGACTACAAGTATTACAGGCGCCTGATTATCGGGTGCGTCATAACAGGCATTATCGGCGCCGTACTAGGCGCCGTTTTTGCAATAATATAGAAAGGATGATCACAAATGAATTTCGAGGATTACATTAAGCCGGAGCTGCTGGTGCTGATTCCAGTGCTGTATCTGGTGGGCGTGGCGATCAAAAAATCGAATCTGAACGATCGCTGGATCCCGATCGTGCTGGGCGCTGCCGGCATCGTGTTGGCGGGGCTGTACATTTTCGCGACAACGGATATGTCCGGCGGGAAAGACGCTGTAATGGCCGTTTTCGTGGCTCTGACGCAGGGTATTCTTACGGCCGGCGCAAGCGTGTATGCAAATCAGATCTACAAGCAGATTACGAAAGGCGGGGAAGAAAAAAATGATAACGAGTAATGAGTTCACAAAAAAATTAATTGATGCGGCGAAAAACCACAAGACGGTCTATGCAAACGGCATGTTCGGCCACCTTATCACAGACGAGATTATATCGCAGAAGGCGCAGCAGCTGCCGGACTGGTATACCGCCTCCCGGCAGGCGGATCTTCGCGAGCTGATTGGAAGCGAATATTTCGGCTTTGACTGCGTCTGCCTGGTCAAAGGCATCCTCTGGGGTTGGAATGGCGATGCGTCGAAAAAGTACGGCGGAGCCGTATATCAGTCCAACGGCGTGCCGGATATCACGGAAGGACAGATGATAAACGCTTGCAACGGTGTCAGCAGTGATTTTACGAGCCTCGTTCCCGGTGAATTCTTGTGGATGCAGGGGCACTGCGGCGTATACATCGGAGACGGACTTGCCGTAGAATGCACGCCGAAGTGGGACAACTGCGTCCAGATCACGGCGGTAGGCAATCTCGGCTCAAAGTCCGGATATAATAGCCGGACATGGACCAAGCACGGAAAGCTGCCGTATGTGGAATACGTACAGGCGGGACACGAAATCGCTGCCGGCGATCTGGTGAAAATCGCGTCAGATGCAGAATATTACGGCGGCGCGGCAATGCCGGCATGGGTTAAGGACCAGAACTGGTATGTCAAGTCCCGCGACGGAGACCGCGCGGTTATCGATCAGAACGAGGCCGGAACGAACTCCATTGACAGTCCGGTGGACGTCAAGTATCTGACACTTGTCGGATCTGCTGAACCGGAACCAGAGCCCGCGCCTGCCGCCGACACGGTAACGGTAGAGCTGCTTACGCTGCGCAGGGGAGAAAACAGAGGCAATGCGCAGATCGGTACAGTGCAGACGATCCTAAAAGCAGCCGGATTCTACACGATGGACATCGACAACAGTTACGGGCCGGGGACAGAAACAGCCGTCAAGAAATTCCAGTCCGCAAAAGGGCTGGAAGCGGACGGCGTTGTCGGAATAGACACCTGGACGGCGCTGCTCGGCGGCTGATAATAACATAGAAGAGCTGCAAACTTCTTCTTTCTTGAGTTTGCAGCTCTTTTCTCTTAATAATTTTCAATAAGAATTAAGCTATCAATTCGCCTATTGCATCTATTCTATGCGTCCATGATACAGGAACAATACCATATTCTTTTAGGGCCTCTAATTATCATAATAAAGGGTGATGTGATGTGGAGAAGATTGATATTAGCTAACATACAGCTAACAAATTAAAATCAAAAATGCTTATAATAAAGGAAAAATATGTACATTAATATAGGAGTTTAGTTTCTTTTCATAGATCTTTACGAGTTTCAAAAAAAGCTTAAAATTCGATAATAAAAGGAATTTTGTGAATTTAACACAGTGGAAATAAGTGGGGAAATGCCAGTTTAGCTAACATACAGCTAACAAGTAGCTAACACTGGATTTTGTTTACCTCGTCCTTGTAATCCTCAATATCGATGTGGTCGTAGTGGGCAGTAATGCCTTGGATTTTATGTCCAACTATAATTTGGATGTAATCTTTATCAACGCCCGCGCGGTGCATAAGTGTAATGAATGTGTGACGTGTTTCATGCGGAGTGTGATCCATATTGAGCTGCTCCATCAGTGGAGCCCAATAATTATACTTGAAGTTTCCGTATTCCATTTTACGTCCATGCGAGGTGAGGATGATGTACTCGCTTTCTGACATGCTGTAAAAAGATTTCCAGATGCCCAGTACTTTGTTTGCTATTGGTACTTTACGCATCGTGCCGGCCTCTGTTTTGGATTCGCGAATCAAAAACCATTGTTCTGCGAGATGAATATCTTCTTTTTTTAAGTTCAGTAGCTCACTGATCCGGCAGCCGCAGTAGATTAACATTAGTGCAATGGCGGCAGTATAATTCAACTCGCCTTGATAGACTTCCCACACCTTTTTTATTTCAGCAGCTGTGAAGGGCTCCCGCGCTTCGTCTGGTGCATTTTTGCGCTCGAATGGCAAAGTGATATTTTTTGCGGGAGAAGTCCGAATGTGACCGTTTTTGACTGCGAAATCAAATACACGGTTAAACAGAGCCAATGTTTTTTCGATGCTGCTCGGAGCTTTTTTGATACTGTCCAGTACTCTTTGCAGATGGTGAGGTTTAATATCTGTGATCGGCATATTATAGAGAATAGTGCAGCGATTATATGCCAGCCTGTAGGCCTTGAGTGCATTGTCAGATTTTCCGGGAGACCAGACGTCCCGCCATTTTTCGTAGATTTCGGAGAACGTATATTTTGTAGTGATGATATCATAAGGATCTTTGTTGTATTCCGCAAGGGCATTGAGAGCTTCCTGACGTGTGCCGAAATACCCAAGCACTTTACGCGTCTGTTTGTGCGCCTGGATGTCTCGGCCAGTGGTGATAGCTGCCACCCAAGGCCTACGTCGTTTGCCTGATAATTTATATACGCTTCCGTAACCGTTTGGTAGTCTCATTATATGCTCCTTTTAAAGATTTTTATGATTTAGACCAAGTAAGTGGATAATTGACAATTTTGTCGCATATGATATAATACAAATAAGTTAACTCGTGAAGGGTTAAAGCTGGGTTTCCGAATGGGAGTAGGCGTATCACTTAGAATTCCTTTGCTCCTGGGGTTGACTTATTTTTTTGGTTTTATAACAATTATTGTGTTTGTACACTTATCATTTTTAAGCTTTGACGGTATTGCTGAGCGTCTGGGATATCAATCCAGTCAACAGTCTTATCATAATTACTTCTAACAACTTGCTTAATTTCGTCAAGGGATACATTAAAGAATTCTTTTCGCTGATTAACCATATTTAGTTTTTTGCTCTCAAAAGCATTGTGCAGCGCAGCTTCAAGTGCAGGTGCATTATCCGAGAAAATCATTGCATGAATATCAAAATTAAATGGAACTGATGCGTCACTAAGTTCATCTATTCTGTCTGTTGGCTCAAGTCTTCTTGTCATGCCAATTTTGTATACGTTTTCTCCAAACGCACCAATGTTTGATATGATGTAAACATATCCGGCTTTTACATTTGCTTCTCTGTAATCTAAGTCTTTTAATGTTGCTTCAATTTCAGCAAGATGTGCTTCTAATTCTTTCTTTTTTTCAATCAAATCAAATGAATCAGGTTCGGACTTCAGTTTCTGCTCAATTTGTGCTAGTGCTTTTTCATAATGAGTGCGTTCCTTTTCGCTTTTTGTTCTTTTCTCGTTAAGCTCTTTCTGCAATTTTTCCGCTTCTCGCATTTCTGCCCGGGCGGCTTTAGCGGCTTCTTTTTCGTCTTGCTTTTTCTGCGCATACTCAAAAGCAATATATAACTCTTCTATTTTTAGTTTGAGATAATCATTAGTAACTGAAATACCCATTGTTTTTCCTAGTGTAGAAATGGTTCGGGCTGACATTTCTATCTTATTATGTGAAGCGGTAATGTTATTGTATTTTACGTTACGAACAACTTCATCACATTCACTATTGAAGGCTCTGAGCATTAATTTAGAGATTTCTTTAACAAGCTTTACTCCCTGTGCTCTACTATTATTGACAGTCCAATTAGGAGCACTTGTGATAGCAAGTCCTTTTTTTATAAGTTCTTTTTGTGATTGTCTTGTAATGTCTAGACGTTCTTTGTAATGGTCGCTGTTGGAAAATGCATATTTAGGTTTGTATAATCCAAATTCTTGCATTAAAACTTCATCGTTTATTTCAACAAGCTTGCTTTTAGCCTGTTTTATGTCGATATATAACTTTTGTTTTTGGCTTTCTAATTGGTTGACTTTGCGTTCAACTGACTGAACTTCAATGTTAAGACAGTCCAGTTTGGATAATTGCATATCAATTTGTTGTAATTCTGGTGTCATTAAACTTTTCAAGCGTTCGTTTTCCTTTTTTATTTGTGAAACTCTAAATACATCAAACAAACCCATATTGTAACCTCCTATAAATTACTTGGTATTACTTCACACTACTAAAGAACCATACGGCCTTTCCCAGTATCCTTACGTTATTTAGTTCTTCTGTTTCAAAATTAAGCATCTTAAATGTAGGATTCTCTGCGCGTAATTCCAGCCAGTTAGGATATTTATAAACACGCTATACGCTCCACTTGTTTATTTGCCGCATCCATACTTTGATATATACCAATTTAGTGCATCGCGCAGGAATTCTTCTGTAAAATCGTATATTTCGGCTATATCGCATATTTGTTCGCCGGCACGCAGCAACGAGACAATCTGTTCAAACGGCACAGCTGCTTCATAGGCCTTCCGGCGCGCGTAGAACTCTAACTTTCGCTTTGAAATGTCATTTTGATTTGTAATATCGCCTGCCGTATATAAGTAATGGGCGATTTCCTCCGCAAGGATACAGTTTTTTTCAGCATCAGACAGATCAGAACGAATGAATATGCAACCGTCATAGCAGTATCCTTTACCATTCATCTGCATTTCTACGATATCTATTTTGAGATCTTCTGCTACTGCGGCACGAGATTCATACGCGGTCATTTTTTCTCCTCATATAATCTTTCATCTTTTTGATGTCTTCTTGCATTTCTTCCTCTGTAATTCCGTCAGCGTGGGCGGCAAGTACAGAGGGCTCGTCCTCGTGAACTTCGTCAGTCGCGGAAGAACTATATTTCTTTCTTATATCCTCAATAACTCCACTAATCCGGTCAAGATCTTCGCGAGCAAGACCAGCGTCATCCAGCGAGGTAATTTTACCATCAGCGTTTTCTATTATTACGTCGCTTGCTACGCTTGGGTTGTCAGTTCTGCCGACAAGGTAATCTAAAGATACTTTAAAAAAATCAGCAAATTGTATCATGGTTTCAAGATCTGGGTCATGTTTCCCCGTTTCGTACAAAGAAATTGTGCTCTCCGACAAATTGAATATTTCTCCAAAAGCTTTCATGCTTAGTTTTTTACTTTTTCGTAACTCGCGCAATCTTGTCATATTATCACCTCGACATCTATCAACAAACATATTATATGCTTTACATTTTGTAAAGTAAATATTCTTTAAAAAATGTCAAGAATATACTTGACGAAATTTAAAGTATGGTGTAATATATGCTTATACTTGACAAAACGTCAAGAAATGATTGGAAAGTGAGGTTGCGTTACATGAATAAACTTAAAGTTTTGAGAGCTGAAAAGGATTTGACCCAGAGCAATTTAGCTGAACTTTGTGGTTTGTCAAGAGCTACGATAATTTCGATTGAAAAAAATCGTGCAGTTCCAAAACCTACTACTAAAAATAAAATTGCTACTGCTTTAGGTATTAATGTGAAAAAAATTTTTAGCGATTAAAAACAAAATGGACGCTATCGCGGTAATTAAGGCGAGGATAACGATGGCCATAGTTATAGAGCACCGATGACAATATTTGGATGAACGAGGGAACAATCGCAAGAATATTATAAATCGAAAGGAGTGAAAACATATGACAGATAAGTCAAATTTAGTGAAATCGAAAGTTGCGGCAGATATCTTGGGAATGACGCCACCGGTCATGATCGACATGATGCAAACCGGAGATCTAGACATAGGATGTGTAAGACAAGGTCGCAAAAAGAGAACTCCGTTCGTCTACAAGGATAAGCTGAAAAATTTCTTGGGCGTGGAAGAGCTCCGAGACAAAGACGGAAATCTTATAGGCTAAATCTTTTCTTAGCAGGTGTAATCACCTGCGCAGTAAAATTGGACAAGAGTGACAAGAAGGGAAACATCGCCATGAAGATGATTAAAAAATATGTAGAGAAAGGAGGAAAATATGAACATAAAGGCACTCAAGGCAATTCGCAACATGCTCGCCGCGCTGGCAGCGGCGGCCGGAATCTTCCTGCTGGGCATCTGCGGGGCGGGCGATCAGGATCTGATCTCATTCGGGCAGCTGTGCCTGTACGGAGCCATCGGCTTGACAGGACTGGCAACCGGCGTGCTGGGATCGATCGTAATTAATAATGAGCTCGAATGGAGGGACGGAAGATGAAATGGCCGTATCGCTGTAAAGACTGTGGAGCGTACCTCGATCCAGAGGAAACATGCGACTGTAAAAAAGCCGACGAGCTGCAACTCAATCGGCTTAAAGAGACATCAAAAGATGCCAACATTAACAATAATAATATATCAAAGGAGGACACGATATGTCAACATTAACTATCACTATTGAGGCGCCTGAAATGGTGGCCGCCATCCGAGAGCTTGCTACTGCACTTGGGAACCACAGGGCGCAGCAGACAGCATCAACCGTCAACACTGTACCGCAACAAACGCCGGTAACACCGATAAGCAATGCTGTACCGCAACAAACACCAGTAGCACTAACCGTCAACACTGTACCGCAACAAACTTCTGCTGCGGTGCCTACGGTAACCGCAACTTATACAATTGATCAACTGGCTTATGCCGCGTCTCCGTTGCTTGACGCGGGAAAACTTCCAGAGTTACAGGCGTTACTTAATCAGTTCGGAGTCAATATGCTTACAGAGCTTCCGGCAGAACAATACGGGGCATTTGCAACTGCGCTGCGCGGACTGGGGGCGAAGATATGAGCCACGCACTGCTCTCCGCGTCAAGCGCGAAGCGCTGGCTGACTTGCACACCGTCCGCCAAATTATGCGAAAACATGCCGGATACAGCGTCAGAATATGCCGCAGAAGGTACGCTTGCGCATGCAATCGCCGAGCTCAAACTGCGGAAATATATCGAGCCGATGTCTACCCGTACGTACAACCGCCAAATGAAAAAGCTGGAAGAGGATCCCGCGTATCAGGCTGAAATGCAATCTTACACCGATGTCTATATGGATTACATTAAGGATAGCGCAGCGCTGCGAGACCACCCGCCGCACATTGTCGCGGAATACAGGGTGGACTATTCTGCTTATGCACCGGAAGGGTACGGAACGGCTGACTGCATTATGATCGGCGACGGACTCCTAGAAATTGTGGACTATAAACACGGGAAGGGCGTACCGGTATCGGCAGAAAATAATCCTCAGTTGAGATTGTATGCGCTGGGCGCAATGAGGCAATACATGTTGTTATACCCGGTACATAAAATCCGCATGACAATTATACAGCCCCGTATTGATAACACCAATTCGGCCGATATGAATGTCTCAGAACTACTGGAATGGGGCGCGTCAATCAAGCCCCTTGCGCAGGCAGCATATGAGGGAACAGGCGACTTCGTGGCGGGTGAGCATTGCCGCTTCTGTGCGGCAAAAGCGATCTGCCGGGCCCGCAGTCGGGAATATACCGCACTTGAAGATTTTAGAGGCGAGGATCCTGCACTGCTGACGCCGGAAGAAATTGGGGTGATTCTCGGCAAGATAGACGGGCTCAAAAACTGGGCATCAGACGTGAGTGCGTATGCCTTGCAAAAAATTCTTTCCGGGGAGGAAATTCCCGGCTGGAAAGCGGTTGAAGGGCGCAGCAACCGCGAGATCCGAGATCTGGATACCGCGTTCAATCTGCTGAAACTCGCCGGATACCCAGACGAAGTGCTCTACGAGCGAAAGCCGCTCACAATTACTGGCTTGGAGAAGCTTGTAGGCAAGGCCAGATTATCGGAAATCATCGGAAATTACATCGTTAAGCCAGAAGGCAAGCCGACGCTTGCACCGGAGTCAGATACGAGAACCGCAATCACACGCGCAAAATCAGATTTTAAGGAGGAAGTATCATGATGAATAACAATCCCAGGCACATTGTAACCGGACAGGTAAGACTGTCCTATGTCAATCTACTTAAGCCTTATGCCAGAGAAGGTCAGGAGGCGAAATACAGCGCAACAATTCTTGTCCCTAAGACTGATACGGCAACGAAAGCGCGAATCGACGCAGCCATCAATGCGGCAAAGCAAGACGGTCCTGCAAAATGGGGCGGGGTGATTCCGCCAATCGTAGCGATTCCGGTGCATGATGGCGACGGCGTAAGACCGTCTGACGGGATGCCGTTCGGCGAGGAATGCAAAGGACATTGGGTATTCACAGCCTCAAGCAAAATTCAACCGGAAATCGTTGATCTCAACATCAACCCAATTCTTGATCCCACCGAAATCTACAGTGGGCTCTACGCACGCGTAGGCGTGACCTTTTTCGCCTATAACGCGGGTGGAAAAAAAGGAATTGGATGCGGATTAGAAACCGTACAAAAACTTCAAGATGGCGAGCCTCTTAGCAACCGTGCAAGTGCGTCTGATGACTTCGGCAGCATCCAGCCCGCGCATCAGATTAATCCTATTACTGGATTACCGCTATGAGACATCTATCGATCGACCTCGAAACATATAGCAGCGTTGACCTCAAAAAATCGGGACTGTACAAATATGTGCAGTCTCCAGATTTTCAGATCCTGTTGTGTGCCTACTCACGCAGCGCGGATGGAATCAACTGGACTCCAGTAGAGGTGATCGATCTCATAACTGATCCTGATGCAGAGCGCAAGATGACTGGACTCATGCACGAGTTGTTTGACTACCAATGCCTCAAGCATGCATACAACGCAGCATTTGAATGGTATTGCCTCTGTAAGCATTTTTCGCGATATGTCACAGAGGACTTTGCGATAAGCTGGCTCAAACAATGGCGCTGTACAATGGTACACGGGCTCTATTGCGGATATCCGGGAGGGCTCGCCGCTATAGGAGAGGCACTAGGGCTTCCCCAAGACAAACGCAAGCTCGGCATTGGTTCCGCACTGATTCGAACCTTCTGTATGCCGCGTGGTGCAGTCGGAGGCCGCACGCTCCCGCAGCACGAACCGAAAAAATGGAACCTGTTCAAAGATTACTGCGCCCAGGACGTGCGCACAGAAATAGAGATTGAAAAGATATTATCCGCATACCCTGTTCCAGAAAATGAGCAAAAGCTGTGGGAACTTGATCAATCTATGAACGCTTACGGAATCAACCTCGACACTGAACTCATCCGTGGTGCGCTGGCATGCAGCCAAACGGTCACCGACGAGCTTACGGAAGAGGCAATCCGTATATCTGGCATTGATAACCCAAAATCGGTACAGCAATTATCGAAATGGCTTGAGACGGAAACCGGCGACAAAGTCGACAATCTTCGTAGGGACACTGTCGCAAACATGATCGACACAACGGATAACGACAAAGTAAAAAGGCTTCTCGAAATAAGACTGGAGCTCTCAAAAACCTCCGTCAAAAAATATGCAGCAATGGACGCTGCAGTGTGTGAAGATGGCAGAGTTCGAGGGCTGCTCCAATTTTACGGAGCCAATCGTACCGGCAGATGGGCGGGAAGGATCGTGCAGGTGCAGAATCTTCCCCGTAACTATATAGATACACTGGATTTAGCCCGTGCGCTTGTCAAGGAAGACAAAACGGCGGTGCTGAAGTTGGTGTATGGGAATGTGCCGGACACACTGTCCCAGCTTATCCGTACCGCATTTATCCCGTCACATGGAAACCGTTTCGTGGTGGCAGATTTTTCGGCAATTGAGGCGCGCGTGATTGCGTGGCTTGCCGGAGAGAGCTGGCGCCAGGAAGTCTTCCGGACACACGGAAAGATCTACGAAGCCTCTGCATCAGCCATGTTCGGTGTTCCAATCGAACGGATCAAAAAAGGCAACCCGGAGTATGCACTGCGTGCCAAAGGCAAGGTAGCAGAGCTGGCGCTTGGATACCAGGGCTCAAGTGGCGCACTGATTGCAATGGGTGCGCTGAACATGGGCCTGACAGAAGAAGAATTGCCCGATATCGTAGCTAGATGGAGGCAGGCAAACAAACGTATTGTTGCACTTTGGTATGCCTTCGAAGAGGCCGTGAAAAGTACAATTTCTACCGGCGCACCAACTGGTGCAAACGGAATTGTTTTTGCAATGGAAGGCGATCAGATAACGGGGCAGATGTTTTTGACCGTCAGGCTCCCGAGTGGCAGAAAGCTGCATTACGCAAAGCCGCAGCTTACAGTTAACGAGATCGGACGTAGATCCATCACGTACATGGGCGTGGATCAAGAAAAGAAAAAATGGACGCAGCTTGAAACGTATGGCGGGAAGCTTGTGGAAAACACCGTGCAGGCCATCGCCAGAGACTGCTTGGCAATCGCTCTGCAGCGCCTGGATGCTGCCGGATATAGATCTGTCATGCACATCCACGACGAGGTAGTTATCGATTGCCCTGAAAACCAATGCGATCTGGAACGCGTGTGCAAAATCATGGGCGAGCCGATCCCCTGGGCGGAAGGTCTGATTCTCCGGGCGGACGGGTTCCTCACGGACTATTACAGAAAGGATTAATCCTATGGTACTGAAATATGACAGACAGATAACGATAAGTACCGCAAATAGCCGTTACGCTGAAAATTGGCCGGCGCAGAAAATGTATCTCTCCGAGCTTGTAGACCGGCTCAAGGTACCAATGCGCAGTCAGGAATCACTCAGTGTGTACCTCAAGATGCCCAAGGCGAAGCAGGACAATCTCAAAGACGTCGGAGGCTTTGTCGGTGGAGAACTGCTTGGTGGGCGTCGAAAAAATGGATCGGTAAAGGGTAGGGATTTCATATCACTAGATCTGGACAGCATCCCTGCAGGAGAAACCGATACTACGCTCAAAAAGATCGCCGCACTGGGTTGCGGCTGCTGCGTGTACAGCACGCGCAAGCACGAGCCTTCCAAGCCTCGCCTGCGCGCCCTGGTGTGGTTAGACCGCACATGCAGCGCAGACGAATATGAGGCGATATCGCGCAAGCTTGCCGAGATTATCGGAATCCAGCTTTGTGATCCATCCACCTTCCAGCCGACACGGCTAATGTACTGGCCGAGCTGCTGCAGTGACAGTCAATATGTATATGAGGTGTACGACAACCCATTCTTGTCAGCTGACGGGATGCTGCGCATGTATCAGAACTGGCGTAATGTCGCAGAATGGCCGCAGGTTCCGGGTGCTGCAGACTTGCCGAAACGACTCGCTGCAAAACAGGGTGATCCAACAGAAAAAACAGGCATCGTCGGGGCGTTCTGTCGGATATACGATATATACCGGGCGTTTGAGCTGATTCCTGGCATCTATGAGCCATGCACTGGATCAGACCGGTATACATACGTAGGCGGATCCACTTCAGGCGGAGCAGTGATATATGATGGCGGAAAATTCTTATATTCCCATCATGCTACGGATCCGTGCGGGGGCAGGCTGGTCAACGCATTTGACCTTATAAGGATCCACAAGTTCGAGGAGCTGGATGACAGCGCAAAGGCGGATACGCCGGTCAACCGGCTGCCGTCATACACCGCGATGACCGAGTTCGCGGTATCAATACCGGAGGTATCGGGCCAACTAACGCAAGAACGCTATGCGACGGCATTGCAGGATTTTAGCGGGAATATCAATCCCCCCGATTCAAGCTGGATGAAATTGCTTACAGTATCCCCAACAACAGGCTTGCCGGCAAAAACGGCAGATAATGTTCTTATTATATTAGAGCATGATCCAGCGCTAAAAGGTAAATTTGGGTTTGAGGAATTCAGTGCCCGCAATGTCGTATTTGATTCGGTGCCGTGGGATCCAACTCCGGGCATGCGGATAATGACCGACGTCGACGACGCGGGAATCCGGCACTATATGGAAAAAGTACACGGGATCACCGGAAAGGACAGGATTGCGGATGCAACGCAGCTGTGCCTGCATAACCACACGATCAATGTGGTGCAGAGCTACCTCAACGAGCTCGAGTGGGATAGGGTGCCGCGAATTGATACGCTACTAATTGACTACTTCGGGGCAGAAGATACGGCGTATAACCGCGAAACGATCCGAAAAAGCCTTGTGGCTGCAGTAGCCAGGGCGTACTACCCCGGCACAAAACACGACGAGATGCTTATTATTGTTGGCCAGCAAGGAACGGGAAAGAGTACATTCCTGCGATTACTCGGAAAGCAGTGGTTCTCAGACAGTCAGGGCACGTTTGAGGGCAAGGAGGCGCTGGAATTGATACAGGGCCGCTGGATCATAGAAGTGGGTGAATTGCAGGCTATGCGCCGCAGTGAGGTCAACACGATCAAGCTCTTTCTGAGTAAGACAGAGGACATCTTCCGGGAAGCCTATGGGCGCCGGACGAACGAATATCCGCGCCGGTGCGTGTTCTTTGGCACTACCAATGACGCTGAATTCCTGCGCGACGCAACGGGGGATAGAAGGTTCTGGCCGGTTGATGTAGGGACGCACAAGCCCAAAAAAAGCGTTTGGGACGATCTTCCCGAAGAGGTTGACCAGATCTGGGCGGAGGCCGTTGCCATGTACCGCGCGGGGGAAAGACTGACTCTCAGCGCCCGTGCTGCAGAAGAGGCAATCAAAGCGCAGCAATCACACAAGCAGCGGCATCCGATGGAGGGCATCGTACGTGACTATCTGAGCAGGCGCTTGCCGCAGAATTGGGATAAGATGGGCATACAGCAGCGGCGGGTATGGCTTAGTAATGACTACGGTACAGATGGGCAAGATGCGCTTGCACCACGCACACGGGTGTGCGCGGTTGAGGTGTGGACAGAGTGCTACCTAAAGGAACCAAGCTGGATGAAGCGTTCAGATGCAATGGATATTAACGCAATAATAGAGAGTATCGGCGGGTGGAGCAAGTGCAAAAACGGAATCCGCTTCGGGCCTTACGGGTTTCAGAGGGGGTATACACTTGATACATTCTAATGTATCAGCTTTGTATCAATGTATCAGTTTGATACAAGCGATACAAGTGTGATACAAACGAATGTATCAGGAAAAACATTTCGGTTAAAGTAAAAAACTACTGCGATACAAGTGATACATTATTTTTTACTGTAGATGTGTAAATAGACAATTAGAGAGTACATATAACGCCTAATACGCCTAATTTATATCTGTATTACACGTGTACGTGAGAATGTTGTATCAGGGGGAGTGGAATGAAAGAAGCTGAAATTGAAAAAAGAATGGTGAAAGAGATCGAAGGTATGGGCGGCTTATGCTGGAAGTTCACTTCCCCCGGAACCATCGGCGTGCCGGATCGAATTGTAGTGCTGCCGGACGGCTCAGTGATCTTTGTTGAGCTTAAAGCTGAATTCGGCAGAATGGCCAATATCCAGCGATACCGGATATCGCAGTTGAAAAAATGTGGCGTCGATGCAAGAAAGATTCAGGGGCTGGAAGAGATGAAATCATTTGTGCGCGAATGCAAGGAACGGCTGGAAGGAGGCGAGAGGAGTGAAATATAACCCGCATCCATACCAGGCCTATTGCGAAAATCGAATCATTGAAACATCCGCACTGGCGCTGTGGCTTGATATGGGACTGGGCAAGACGGTAATTACGCTAACCGCGATCAAGGAGCTGAAATATTACCGGTTTGCGGTAAAAAAAGTTCTGGTAATCGCGCCCAAAAAGGTTGCAGAGGCTACTTGGCAGAAAGAAGCTGCGAAGTGGGATCATCTGAGGGGGCTTCGAATCATCAGTTGCCTCGGAAACACAACGCAGCGGATTAAGGCGGTAAATACGCCGGGGGATATCTATATCATCAACCGAGAAAATGTGGTGTGGCTGGAGGATTATTACCGTAACGATTGGCCATATGACATGGTGGTAGTAGATGAGAGCAGCAGTTTTAAAAACCCTGCTGCGAAGCGATTTAAGGCGCTATCCCGAGTCAGGGGAAAAATGTCACGCATTATTGAGCTTACGGGCACACCGGCGCCGAACAGCTTGCAGGATGTCTGGGCACAGGTATACTTGCTGGATCAAGGGGCGCGGCTTGGGAAGTACATTACCCATTTCCGGGAGCGATACATGGAGCCGGATAAGCGGGATCGCGCGATGATCTATAGCTATAAGCCCAAGGACGGAGCTGTGGATGTAGTACACCAAAAGATCAGCGATATCTGCGTGAGTATGAAAGCGGAGGACTACTTACAACTACCGGAGTGCGTGATCGACGACATACCGGTGGTGCTGGATCCCAAGGCGCAGCAGCAATACAACCAGCTGGAGCGGGATCTGCTGCTTAGTGTGGAGTCGAGCGTGATCGACGTGGCGTCGGCAGCAGCGTTGTCCAATAAGCTTCTGCAGCTGTGCAATGGTGCATGCTATACAGACGACGGATCAGTGATACAGATCCACGGCTGCAAACTGCAGGCATTGTACGAGGTGGTTGAGGGCCTCAACGGGCAACCGGTTTTGCTGTTTTATAGTTTCCGGCACGATATTGCAAGAATCATCGAAACGCTGAAACCACTGAAGCTGCGGATCCGCCAGCTGGCGGGAAAGGCGGACGAGGATGCGTGGAATAACCACGAGGTTGATGTGCTGCTTGCGCATCCAGCGAGCTGCGCGTATGGGCTTAACCTGCAGGATGGGGGAAACCATATCGTGTGGTATGGGCTTAACTGGAGCCTAGAGCTATACCAGCAAGCCAATAAGCGGCTGCACAGGCAAGGGCAGCTGCAGGCGGTTATCATACATCGCCTGTACGTGGAGGGCACGCGGGATGAGGATGTGATCGCCGCGCTGTCAAGCAAGGGGGCGACACAAAATCACCTGATTGATAGCTTGAAGTTACGGATCAAAAGATTGAAGGAGGCACAAAAATGACACAAACTGAATTATCAGAGATACTTGAAAGACATAGAAAATGGCTAGTGGGAGAAGCTGGTGGACAACGCGCAGTTCTGAGCGGTACCGACCTGATAGGGATGGATCTGAGCGGGGTCGATCTGAGTCAATCCCAGATGATCGGAGCCGACATGAGATATACCAATCTGACCAAAGCCAAGCTGTTCGGAGCCAATATGTACGGTACCAACCTGAGCGGGGCCGAGATGGCAAGAGCGGACATACGTTTAGCCAATCTGAGCCGAGCCAGCCTCATCGAAGTCGATATGCACAAAGCCAACTTACAGAACGCCGACATGCGCCGCGCCGACATGAGCAGAGCTAGTTTGCTTAGCGTCGATCTGTCCGGTGCCAATCTGGCCGAGGCCAATCTGATCGGAGCCTATTGGTATTACAGTTGTTTGCCGCTATGGTGCGGCGGTCTGCACATCAAATTGGACAGACGGCAGATGGCGCAGCTGATCTATCACTTCTGCAGCATGGAGTGCGAGGACTCAGAAGTGCTAGCGCTGCAAAAATCATTGTATGCATTCGCGAACGAGTTTGCGGAAAGCCGTGACGATCTCAAAAACAAAAAATTTCCAGAGGCGTGATAATATGAACGTATTAATTGCATGCGAAGAATCGCAGACTATAACGATCGAAATGAGAAAATTGGGGCATCAGGCGTTCAGCTGCGACTTTCAGGAACCGTCTGGAGGTCATCCAGAATGGCATGTGAAAGGTGATGTGTCGGATATTCTGCATTCTCCGGCAACATTCCTGACAATGGACGGAACGAAGTATGAGGGGATTACATGGGATCTGATTATTGCGCATCCGCCATGTACATATCTGTCGTCCTTGGCAAATCGGATGCATTCTAAAAAATCACGTAGTATAAGCCAGATCAATGACCGGACTGTGGCTCGATTGGGGGCCATGATATTTTTCTTGAGTTTCGCATATGTGAATTGCCCGAAGATATGCATTGAAAATCCTGTCGGAGTCATGAACACAGTATATCGCAAACCGGATCAGATTATCCACCCGTATTATTTCGGTGATCCAAACTTGAAACGCACTTGTCTGTGGCTCTATGGTCTTCCGCCGTTGGACTATTCCTCGACGATTATCGAGAGACCACAGCCGATACGTATCGGCGGTAACGGGAAAAATGTATATTTTACGGAACATTGTGGTGGTTCTGATCGGGCGCGTGCGCGTGTCCGATCAAGGACCTTTCCGGGAATCGCCCGAGCAATGGCAAGGCAATGGGCTGGTGAAGCCAATGTCTGATTACTACACATGCAGATATCGATATGCAGCCGCGCTGCCGATGTGCAGCTGCCCGGCCATGTGCCGAGAAACAATCGTTGCAACGTGTATCGACATTAAAAAAGACTGCAAAAATTGCAGATATTACAGATGTGACGAGGAAGAGATCCTAACGGATCGGAAAGGACGAAAAAATGACTGATATATTATGCGACGAAGTGAATTGCATATGGTACAAAGATGAAGAATGCGACGCTGGAAAAATTGTCTGTTTCTGTGATGGATGGCGCACATTCCAAGATTATATGGACCTGCCGGAATATCAGTGCGAATACTGGGAGGCGATCGTAAGGAAAAGCAAAAAAGATATTGTGAGAAAAAGACGCAAAGGAAAAGAAGTCATGGTGAATGGCGTGAAATTCTACACGCGCGACAATATGAAATGGGGAGAACGATGCATCTATCTGACTGACGCGCGCACTGGGGTTATGGTTGGTGATATGCAGACGTTGAAAGAACGATGGGATTGGTACATAGATGCCATCAAAACACACAGGGACGTGATGGAGTTCCCGGAAATGGAGTAGACAATGAACTATGACATTAGCAGGAGGATCAAAAATGAAAGCGTGGTTAGTGAAAATAAAAGATGAAAATTACGCAACAGTTGTTTTTGCGGAAACAAGAGGGAAAGCAAGATCAATAGCAATGTCAACAGATGCTTGCCAAGACGCTGATTTTTGCGAAATAGAAGTGTACAGACAAAAATCAATGGATAAATACCATACCAAAGGCAAAACAGAAATGGATTGGTGTAACGCTAATGACCGGATTGCATTAGTTAAAGAGTGCGGATTTTTTTGCGACGATGATTTTGACATCAATGCTTGCGAGGATTGTCCAGCAAAGGATTATTGCGATAGATATACAGATTACAAGGAGGACAAAAATGAACTATGACATTAAACAGGACAAAGACAAAATAAGGCTGGAGCTTGTGCCTCCGTCGTTGATGTGGGCGGTCGGCACAATTCGGACGTATGGCACCCAAAAATACGGGGATGCGGAATGCTGGCGCGCTGTAGAGCCGGAACGCTACAAGGGGGCATTGCTGAGGCATCTTATGGCATATCTTGGTGGCGAGGCGGTAGATCCCGAAAGTGGGTATCCCCATCTATGGCATGCAGCGTGCAATCTGGCGTTCTTAATCGAGCTGGAATCGACAAGTGGGGGCAAGCCATGAATTTCTTGACTGGTCTGGTCATAGGCATACTACTCGGGGCGGCTGTGTATGCAATGGGGAGGGGAGGAAAATGAAGGCGGAATACTTATTGCGATCATATGCCACGTTCACCCTGTACCGCCTCCAGGCGGAGACGGAGCTGAAAAAATTGAAAGATGAACGAGATGCGATCTACGCCGAAGGTACGCCGCCTGATGGGCAGCCCCGCAGCTCGGATGCGGGAAATCCGACGGCAAAAATCGCAGAGAAGCTGGATCGGTACGACAGAAAGATCGCTCGAATCGAAGCGGAAATTGCTACATACGACGCCAGGATGCAATGCATCGAGGATGTTGTGTCCCGGCTCGCGCCCGATGAGCAGCAGATCGCACGGCTGCGGTATATGCGTACGAAGCCGCTGCGGTGGGATGAGATAGCGCGGGAGTTACACTATAGCGAATGGCAATGCTATCGGATCAATCAACGGCTTTTAAAGAAAATCAAAAACATGCCAGTTGACTGCGGGTATAACATGATATACTGATTACAGTGGATTTTTGGGCAGTCCATGTTGTACCTCCTTTACTGCCCCCTGGAGACAGGGGGTATTTTCATGCAAAAAATCGAGAGGTGAATATTATGCCAAACATATCAACCGTCAGCGCCGTTATTAACGGCCAGACATATAATCTGACACTGGATTCCGCAAGCGGAAAGTATAAGGCGACCATCACCGCCCCGTCGAAATCCAGTTACAACGAACCAGGGCATTACTACGACGTTAAGGTGACAGCGGAGGACGAATACGGCAATACTGTATCTGCCGATTCTACACACGCCACGCTTGGAGAATCGCTGCAGCTGCGTGTCAAGGAGAAGACCAAGCCCGTCATTGCCGTGACTGCGCCGACGGCAGGAGCAACCGTCACGAATAACAAGCCGAGTATCAAGATCAATGTCACGGACAGCGATTCCGGTATCGACACCAGCACATTCAAGCTGTATATCGACAGCGGAAGCGCAATCATATGGTCGTCCGGTTCTGCGACCGCAATCGCGAACGGCTATACCTGGACGTATACACCGACAACAGCACTGTCAGACGGATCGCACACGATCAAGATTGATGTGTCCGACCATGACGGCAACGCGGCAACGCAGAAAACATCCACGTTCAAGGTGGATACAACGCCGCCTGTGCTCTCCGTAACGACTCCGACAGACAATTACTACACTAAGGAGACCTCCCTTACGGTCAACGGAACAACTAACGATGCTACGTCTTCTCCGGTCACAATTACGATCAAGGTCAATGATGTTGATGCAGGCGCAGTGACCGTACAGAATAATGGCAGCTTTTCTAAAGCTGTCACGCTGATCTCGCAGATGTCTCCTAATGTCATCGTTGTTACAGCGACAGACGGGGCGGGCAAGACGTCCTCTGTTACGCGGAACGTCTACTGCAATACGATCGCGCCGGTTATTTCGAATGTCACAATTGAGCCGAATCCCGTAGATGCGGGCGCAACGTATGTGATCACGGTCACGGTGTCCTGATATGATCACGTCAATGTACGGGCACTGTGACGCGTTCGATGTGATCTATACGCAGATCGGAAAGGATCAGTGGCGGGCGACGGTACCGCCGGATATGACCGACGGCAAATACGTCGTAGATATCTACGGAGTTGATAATACAGGATTCCTGGTCTATTGGGCCGGAATCCTGTATATGTACGACAGCAGATTCGTGAGATTGGAGCTGCTTCCTGACAGCTGCGTCATGTTCTACACGGACACCGTTGACATGTCCGATGTCTGGGATTCATCTGATCGATGGGATATGTCCGTAATATGGGATACATTCGAAGTATGGGATTCGTCCGACATGATCGAGTTCTGTATTTCGGATCCAACGCCGTGCTGTTAAGAGATTGGGGGGCTTAAAATGGAATGCTGTCCAAAACTGAATTTCATTGTGGGGGAGAAAAAATACGTCTGTGCGAAGCTGACTTCCTGTATCGGGCAGGTATTCACGCTGTCCGACGCATCATGGGAGCTGTCCGCGATGGACGGCACGCAAGTCGCGTCCGGGGACTGTGATGTCGTTGACGACGGCTCCGCAAAGACGCTGCGTGCGCTGGTGGAACCGCCGGAAGCGGGGACGTATGTACTAGAATTCACGTACACGATTCCTCCGGAAATATTCATTCGCCGGGTGATGATCTATGTCGGTTAGAATCACAGCGGCCAGCATTACGCCGAATCCGGTGGCCACTTCGGAGCAGTTCATCTTATCGGTTGACGTGATGCAGTCAACCTGGGAATGGCTGAACGGCTATACATGGGGATCAGTAGAATCCCGGACATGGGAAGATATTGAAAACGGTGAAATCACAAGCTAGGAGGAAATTCTATGGCAGACTATACAGCGAAATTAGGGCTCAAAAAGCCCGCAGAAACGGATTATGTGGACATTGCGGACATTAACGGCAATATGGATACACTGGACGAAGCATTCGCGCGATTCGCTGTGTGCAGTACAGCGGCTGCAACGGCGGCGAAAACTGCCACGATTTCCGGCTTCAAACTATTCACGGGAGCCGTAGCGTACATCAAATTCTCAGTCAAAAACAGAGCAGCTAATCCGACGCTGAACATTTCAGGCACCGGCGCAAAAGCGATCCAGTATGAAGGCGCTGCGATCTCATCGCATTACCTCAACGCCAACCGCACGTATGCGTTTATTTATGACGGCAGTGTATATCAGGTAATCGGGGACATCAACACCAATACTACCTATTCCGCCTTCACGGGAGCAACAGCATCAGCGGCCGGAAAAGCAGGGCTCGTTCCCGCACCGGCAGCGGGGTACAATAACCGATTTCTGCGCGGGGACGGTACGTGGGCAGAAGCCGGCGGAATGGATCTGGATGCGCTGGCAAGCAACACGGATCCGATGGAGATCCAAGGAGAAGGAGCCAACAATGCAACCGGCCTGATGCTGAGGCAGAAGAACGCATCGTATGACGACATGATCCAGACGCTGGAAATGAAATCGTTCTACGGACCTCCCGGACGTGTGTATCGAACATACCTTAAACAGGGGAGCGATCCGACCGGGACAGAAGGAACGGATTACATCGGTTTTGAGTGGTATTCAAACTATAATCACATGAGCGGGCATTTTAGGCCATTGCGGGACAGCGCATATACACTGGGTGATTCTACCACCAAGTGGTCTGTTGTATATGCAACCAACGGTACGATCCAGACCAGCGACCGGAGGCGTAAGAATGATATCAGGCTGGTTCCGCAGAAGGATCAGACGGCGGAAGAGACGCCCGCGCTGACGCAGGAGGATTTGCTCGACTTCGTCCGCAACGTCGACATCTATACATACGTTTCGGATCCTGAGCATACCAAGACAGTGCAGGACGCCATGGCGGCCAACGAGTATGAGAAGATTCACATCGGAATCATGGCCAATGACCTAGTAGGCAGCAAGATCTTCCCGTTCGTCGGCCACAAGGATGGATCGGACGAAAACGCGCCAGTAGGTATGAAATATGAGTCGCTGGGCGTGGTTGCCTTGTATGCGATCCGAGCTCTGTACGACAGGATCGACAAGCTGGAGAAGCGCATCGAAGAGCTGGAGGCGGAAAGAAGATAAGCACAATACAGTGAGAGGTGGGTGACGTGGAACGTGAAAATAATCTGATTAGATGGGAGGATCTAACTCCAGAAGAACAATTCGCATCGGTCAGTCGTGCCGGAAAAGCGTCTGCGGCAGCCAGGCGCAGGCGGAAGAGTATGAGGCAAGTTATGGAAATGCTGCTGAGTCTCCCGGCCGGTGCAACAGCAGATTACGATACGATCGCTGCTGCCGGAATTGACGTTAAGGATCTGAGCGAAGAGACTGTGAACAATGTAATTGTCGTTATGGCGGCGCTGCTCAAAAACGCTAAGGCCGGCGACGTGGCCAGCATTAAGGAGCTGCGCAGCATCATTCAGGAAGAAATCTTGATGAAACACAAAATCAAGAACGACAACGCGCGTCTGGAGCTCGAACGCAAGAAGCTTGAACTGCCGACGCCGGAGCCGATTTCATATGCCGGGATCCCCGCATTAATGATTGCACCGACCTTCGCGCCGGTGCATTTTGATGTTCAGGAACGGACGCATTCCGAGTACGTGTTTCCTGGGGGGCGCGGTTCTACCAAATCCTCGTTCGTATCGATGGAAGTGATCGACCTGCTGATGCACTACGAGCAGATGCATGCCGTAGTCCTTCGTCAGGTGGCAGACACACTGCGCGGATCGGTCTATCAGCAGATTATTTGGGCGATTTCCGCGTTGGGGTTAGAGAATGAATTCAACTGCACTGTGTCTCCATTGGAGATTACCAGAAGGTCTACGGGGCAGAAGATCTATTTCAGGGGCGCGGATGATCCTGGGAAGATCAAGTCGATCAAGGTACCGTTCGGCTATATCGGAATTGTGTGGTTCGAAGAATTAGATCAGTTTTCCGGTGAGGAATCGGTCCGCAAAATTGAGCAGTCCGTCATTCGCGGCGGAGATATGGCCTTTAAATTTAAAACGTTCAATCCGCCGAAATCTGCCAACAACTGGGCGAATCAATATATCAAGATCCCCAGGGAGGACCGGCTGGTCACTGAGAGCAATTATCTGACGGTGCCCCCTAAATGGCTGGGGAAGCCGTTCCTGGACGACGCTGAATTCCTGAAAGCGACGAACCCGATTGCGTATGAAAACGAGTATCTGGGCGTGGCCAACGGCGTGGGCGGAAACGTTTTTGATAACGTGCTTGTGCGCGAAATCTCAGACGACGAACTCGCACAGTTCGACAGGATCTATCGCGGCGTCGACTGGGGCTGGTATCCGGATCCGTTCGTGTATGTTGCCATGTATTACGACGCGGCGCGTCTGAGACTGGTAATCATTGACGAATACCGCTGCAATAAGCAGAGCAACGCACAGACTGCAGAGGCGCTCAAGCGGCGCGGAGTCGGGAAAAACACGATGGTGATCTGCGACAGCGCGGAAAACAAATCCATTGGAGACTATTGCGAGGCCGGAATTTTCGCCCGACCAGCGGCCAAAGGCCCCGGTTCGGTGGAGTACGGCATGAAATGGCTGCAATCCCTCAACGAAATCGTGATCGACAACAGGCGATGCCCGGAAACTACACGGGAATTCCTGGAGTATGAATACGCGCGGGACAAGGAAGGAAACGTGATCACCGGCTATCCGGATGCGAATAATCACAGCATTGATGCTGTACGGTACGCACTGGAGGACGTGATCCGCAATGTAAGAGTAAGGTGACAAGAGTATGATCAGCAATATGGAGTTGCTAAAACAGAGGATAGCAATCGACGGAAAACTGAACATGTCCGATATCATAAAATCGATCCTCAAGGACGCAGGAGACGACGTCAAGCGGAAGTACATGAATGTCGGGCAGCGGTATTATGACGGTGACCACGACGTGCTGCGCGAGGATTTCACGTCCTCGTGGGTATACGAGGATGATGACCAAGGCCGCGAAAAAAAAAGCCTGATCGTGAATGACAACAAGTCTAATCACCACAACGTCCATAATTACCATCAGCTGCTCGTAGACCAGAAAGCCAGCTATATTGCTGGAAAAACGCCCACAGTAACAGTTGAGGGTGCGGAGAAGAGCAGCGACATCAAGGTGTATGAAAACGAAATCACAAGGTACGTTGACGAGACCTTCGCAGACACCATGATTGACTATATTACCGGAGCCAGCAACAAGGGCGTCGAGTACCTGCATTTCTACATCGATCAAAGTAGCAAGCTGTGTTACACGATCATTCCGGCGCAAGAGGTTATTGCGTATTATGACGCGCAGTATCAGCAGGATCTTGAGGCGGTGATCCGGTTCTACTCGTTTTCCGTTGTCAAGCCGGGCGGGGAGACGGCTGAGCGCAAGAGGGTTGAGTGGTGGACGCCGCAGGACGTCACGTATTACACCGAAGACGACGAGGGGAATTTCATTCTTGATCCGGACATCAAGCGCAATCCGGCACCGCATTTCTGGAATGTGACCTATCTCAACGGTTCCGCAACGCGGCGTGAGGCGCAGAGCTGGGGCAGAGTTCCGTTCGTTGCGCTGCGCAACAACAGCAGCTGCTCCAGCGACCTGACGCGGATCAAGGGGCTGCAGGATGCATACAATCTGCTTTCCAGCAGCAGCACCAACAACCAGATCGATCTTGTAGAGCTGTATTGGATGATCCAGGGCTATGGCGGAGAAACAGCTAGAGCGATTGAATCCAAGCTGCGGATCAATAAGGCTGTAAGCATCACGGATCCCAACGGCAGGATTCAGGCGGAGCAGGTAACGCTTGCGGTGGGAGAACGCCTGGAGTGGCTCAAGATGCTGCGCAAGGATATCTACCATCTGGGCATGGGAATGGATGTGGATGACGAGACCTTCGGAACGGCGCCGTCCGGCGTTGCACTGGAGTTTAAATATGAGCTTCTCGATCAAAAAGCGGATCAGCTGATCCGCAAGCTGCAGCTGGCAATGAAGGATTTCTTTTGGTTTTTAACGAAGTACATTAATGACCGAAACGGAACAGCATATGACAGTAGTCTGGTCAAGGTGACGGTCCACAAAAACAAGCATACCAACGAGGTCGAAAAGATCAATGCAATCATGGCGTCGCGCGATCTGGTCCCGGATAAGCTGCTTTTGGAACGCCATCCGTATGTGGACGACGTCAACGAGGCGCTAAAAGAGCTGGAAGCGCAGAAGGAAGAGGCAAGAAAGGATCAACAGGCTATGTTCGGCAGCCCAACAAACACACCACCCGGGAATGATGTAAATGAAGAGTGACGCATATTGGAAGCGTCGCGCCGAGCAGCGCATGTACGAATACATCCAGGAGGCTGACCGGGTGGCCGACGAGGTTGGAAAAGCGTATTTGCAGGCGGCAGGATATCTGGAGGCGCAGGCGAAAAAAATCTTTGATACATACCGAAAAGGAGGGGGCTTGAGTGAAGCGGAAGCAAGACGGCTCCTGAACGACGTCGGAAATGCAACCGATTACGACGCGTTAAAAAAGGCGTACAACCGCGTAAAGGATCCAGACATGAAGCAGATGCTGCTGAATCAGCTTAATGCGCCGGCTTATCGGGCAAGGATAGAGCGTCTGCAGCAGCTGCGGGAGGATCTGGACCGCAAGTGCCGCGAGCTGTACAAAACCGAGACGAAGGCTGCTGACGAGCATCTGATCAATACGGCACAGACTGCCTACTACCGCACGATGTATGACATTCAGCGCGGCACGGGCTACGGTTTTGGGTTTGCACAGATTTCAGAGCAAGGCGTCAATGAAATTCTTCGTAATAACTGGAGCGGAGCGTCGTATTCCTCCCGCATCTGGAGCAACACGCAGACCGTGGCGGAACTGATCAAAAACGAGCTGTTTCTCGGCGTCCTGACAGGCAAATCGCAGCACGACATGTCGGCTGTAATCATGGAAAAAATGGGCGTCGGGGCGATGCAGGCGCGCCGTCTGGTGCGCACGGAGAGCTGTTACGTTGCCAATCAGGCAGAAATGGAGAGCTACAAGGAATGCGAGATCGAAAAGTACCGATTTGTGGCGACTCTGGATATGAGAACTTCTGAGATCTGCGCCAGCTTAGACGGCAAGGAATTTCCCGTTGACAAGCAGCAGCCAAACGTTAATTGCCCGCCGATGCATCCAAACTGCCGCAGCACCACGATTGCCGTATTTGATGCAGAGATCATGGAGGGCATGCAGCGCAGGGCGGTAGATCCGGAAACGGGCAAAGATGTCTTCGTGCCGGCAGATATGACGTATGAGGAGTGGAAGAAAAAGTTTGTTGATAAGAAAAAAGACGGGCTTGCCGAAAAAAATAGCAATAATGCGTTAGGTGGAAAACCAGAGAGGGTTGGTAAAATCGACTTTCAAGACAAGGACAGCATTACAAAAATACTTGAGGACGCGGAACATAAATACAGTTCGTATGATTATGAGGTCTGTATGGCAATCACACGTGATGGAGGCGTGTGGGAGACGCAAGGACTTGCAGGCTCGGTGCATCCGGAGCAAATTGAGACAATGGAGAACGGTACTACGCTGAAGGGAGCCTATATGTATCATAATCATCCGGCCGATCAAACATTTTTTTCGTTCAGCGCGGAAGATATAGCGTTTTTCATTGACAGAGAAATCGACACAGAAATTGCATCTGATTATAAATACATTTACACAATAAAACGAATTGATCGCACGTTGATAGCGCAATACGATGATGTTGTGATAAAATATAAAGAAATCTATAATAATGATGTATATGAAATGTCGTACAGAAAAAAGTTGGACATAGATGAAGACGGTTTTCACGAAACCGTTAAGGCATTAAGCAAGCACTATAATTTTGAGTATGAAAGAAGGCTAAAAAATGATAAATGAGAATCATCCTTTATTCCCTGAATACAAGAAAAAATTTGATGCGTTGTGGGACGAATTTCGGAAAAAATCTATGGAGATACCCGCAAGCGGTGGATTAGATGGTCCTTGGTGTGCTTGCGTTAGAGAGCATAATAAAAAAATCAAAGCTTTACAAGAAGAATATTCGTTTCTATTTGAGTAAGTGTTCGAGATTTTTCCAAAGGAGGTCTAAAAAATGCTCGTAGAAATCATCAAAAACAAAACGGTCGGCAAAACCGTCAAGATTGACGGAAAAGTCATTGATCATTGTGCTGAAGTTAATATCTATGAAACCCCGGGGAAACCAACTGAGGTCGAAATAATTCTGACCGACGTAAATGTCAGGGTAGAAAATCAAGCGGATTCCACAGATGAAAGAGCATCCTAAACAGGGTGCTTTTTTAATACAAAAAATGACCGGTCCGAAGTCGTAAAACTACGGATAGAGCGGGAAGCAACCCCGTAAAAAGCGTATCGAAAGGAGAAACCAATGAAAAGAGAATTTTTGGAAGGCTTAGGGCTGGAAAAGGATGC